ACACCATGACTGACAAACAACTCAAACGCCTTGCACTTGCCAACGGTTGGATTAAAGAACGCAATGGCAGTAAGCATGAGAAATGGGTGCATAAATCAGGCAATGTGATGACTATTCCCTACAGACCTAAAGAACACACAGCACGACACATTGCGAGGCGATTAGTTACACTTAGCGCCTGACAGTAAGGTATACGGGGGGACAGTTAATTGCCCCCCTTAAATGTTACTTAGGGGCGCCAAGCGAAATTCATGGGTCCCTCCTAACCTACAAAAGTATCCAGACGACCGATAAATAATTTTGAAAATCGGTTTTTCAAAACCTTGAATTCCAAAAAATTTTCCCAGCAAAAAAATGAGTGAAAACCTTTTCAGAGATTTTACAGGTATTTTAGAAAACTTTGATGCGTTCTGCGATGAATTTGAAAGTCGCGCCGCAAATGCATTCCTACGAGGTGATCAGAATGACGGACGAGTTACAGAAGCAACTGCAAACATTGGAGACAGCACTCCTGAAGTTGTCAGAGAGGTTGCAGAGCCTGGACCAACGGATCTCAGCACTGGAGCGCCCACAATTGATGTACAGGCGACCACAGACGAGCAAGCATGAAACTCTAAGTGACACTTTAGATTATCTACATAACAATGTAGAAGGGATAAAGAAAGATTTAGTAAAAGTTGCAAAAGCAGTATAATGCCTAATGTAGTTGGACCAGATTGTGTAGATTCTCCCAGTGCCGCTGGATTGCCTTGTGTATATCCTGCAGAGGAGATTGGAGGGGAAACTACTACTAGTCCCAATGTATACTTCGAAGGGGAGAAAGTAGAGCATTATCCAGTTGTTGAGAACATTGTATTATCTTCGGTGGAGGGTACGCCAATTCCACCGAACACAAGTTGTCTCCCAGGCGATCGAGTATTGTTACCCAAGGTTAACACGTCAGTGCATATCAATGGGAAGCTTTTCGCAGTAACTGGGGATGAGACTGCGTTGGTATTTGCTCCAGGCACCCCGAGACCCTTGACAGGTCCTTTCAAATATCCTACAATAGTAATTGGTTAATTCATTATAACTATGGCACGAGCAAAAGTTGGTTTGAGCGGCAAGAAGATCATCGAGAGCAAGCCTAAGAAGACCCGCCAAGGTTCTTCGAAGCACACTCTGTATGCTGCTACTTCACGAAACAAGGCAAAGAAGCGTTATCGCGGACAAGGAAAGTAATGAAGGATTTACTGTTCATCTCACAGGATAAAGAGATGGCACTCATTCAGGAGATGTCATACAAGATCAAGATGTCGAACTGGGATATTCACCCTGGTAAGACATGCTTTTTGTGTGTTTCTCCTGATTACTCTAGTATTGTCACACAACATCTCTCGCATTCATTATCAATGGATCGAGAGATTTTTCATATAGAGGCAGTCAATGTGCCATTCCCCGATGAAGATCCCTCTCAGTATCAGATTAACTTTGAGTTAAATTTTGCGGAGTGGGTGTTGGACTGGGACAACTTTGTGTTATGTGAGGCAGGTGTCATCAGAGGTGGCAACTACACTTGGATTACTCAGAGTATGGAGAAGTTCTCCGAGAAGAATTACTACACATTATCTCTCTGTGAGAATATTCATAGTAAATATAAGAGTGATTTGGTATCATTGTATTACGATGATAATGTAGAGGATCTACATTTCTGGTGGGAGAGACCGAATAATCATTGGACCTAAGCGCCGAAAACGCCGAGCGAGAGGGATAGCAACCCCGTAAAAAGTTCTAATCAAACTTTCTAACGGAGAAACCAATGGGACTATTTCCAGTAGACAAAAGTGAAGAATTTATCGAAGAAGGTATGACACTCATTACTGAAACTGACAGTGATCGCCTTCTAGATGCCGCTGCAAAGCGTCGTAGATCCAAGATGAAGGAAGAACTATACCCACTTCCCGAAGACCGCCTAGAACGCCCTTGTGGAGGGGCGGGCGGATTTGACGATTTTGTTGAGCGTTGGCACGAGTGAATAAATAGATTCAGCCTATTGCTGTGTCTAAATGCCGACCTTTCAGACATTCAAAGATCTGAGTGTAACATTTAAGAAGCATCCTGTTTCCAATGATTTGGTTCAGGTAAAAGACAAGGCAGCTATCGTTCAATCGATTACTGCCTTACTTCTTACTATGAAAGGAGAAAGACCATTCCAACCTCAATTGGGATGTAATGTTCAAAAGGTATTATTCGAACCACTTGATTATGGTAGTGCTGGACTAATCAAATCTGAAATCAGGAATACTCTGAACAGATATGAACCAAGAATTAGTATCAATTCTATCTTGTGTGTTCCAGATTTTGATAATAATGGTTTTCAAGTTGAATTGAAGTATACCATTGTTGGTAGAGAAGATGCACCAGTAGCAGTAGAATTCTTCTTAGAGCGCACACGATAATGCCATATACACAAGTTGCTAACTTAGACTTTGAAGATATCAAAGCTGCTCTGAAAGATTATCTCAGAGCAAATTCAGATTTTACTGATTATGATTTTGAGGGATCGGCATTATCCACTCTCATCGATACACTCGCCTATAACACCTACTACACGGCGTTTAACACCAACATGGTGGTCAATGAACTATTCATTGATTCAGCGACCCTCAGGGACAACGTAGTAGCGATTGCGAAGCAATTAGGGTACAGACCCAAGAGCGCAACCTCTCCTACAGCATATATTACCTTTACAGCAACTTATCAAAACGCTACAACAGATACTGAGTTGCTTTTAAAGAAAGGAACTGGATTTATTGCTTCATATGACAACAGCATTTATCAGTATGTTGTCGTTGATGATGTTACGGCACAGGTAGCTAACGGTGTTGCAACCTTTACTGATGTTCCTTTGAGAGAGGGAACTTTCCTTACTAATACATTCACCGTCAATACAGCACTCAAGACGCAAAGATTTGTTCTTGACAACCGCAACATTGATACTAACACCATTAGAGTGAAAGTTTATCCTGGTGGTGGTAGTTTTAGTGAATCATATCTAGTTGCAGATAATATTCTCGGTATCGACGGAAATTCAAAAGTATTCTTCTTAGACGAAATTGAAGATGAAAGATATGAAATTTTGTTTGGTGATGGAGTATTAGGAAAGAAACTTGAGAATGGATCTCGTGTTGAAGTCTCATATATCACAACTTCTGGACCATCTAGCAATGGCGTAAGGACATTTGTTTTCTCTGGTGTACTTGAAAACCCAAATGGTATTACTCCTAATGTTTCCGTTTCCATTGCTTCCACTACTCCATCCTCTGGTGGAGAGGAAATTGAGAGCACCAAGAAAATTAAATATACCGCTCCCAAGTCATATGGCACCCAGGACCGCGCTGTAACCGCCCAGGACTACGAAGCAATCGTTCGTAGGATATATCCCGCCACGAGCGATATTATCATCTTTGGAGGCGAAGATCAGGACCCTCCACAGTATGGAAAAGTTTTCATTGCATTGAAACCAAATGATGCAAGTTACTTAACTTCTCTCACTAAAAATGAAATTGTAACAGAATTAGAGAAGTATATTGTCGCATCTGTTGAACCAGTATTGATCGATCCTTCTATTCTATATGTCGAACTAACAAGTAAGGTTTACTACGATAGAACAAAGACTGACGAAACTCCTGCTCAAATTAGAGATAAAGTTATTGCTTCAGTTCAGTCTTATCTTGATAATTCTAATACAGAGAAGTTCAATGGCAAGTTTAGATACAGTAAAGCAATTGGTGTTATTGACGACGCAGATCAAGCAATTAATTCTAATTTAACTTCTGTAACAATGAGGAAGGATTTCTATCCTCAACTCAATTCAACCTTCTACTATGAGATTTGTTACCAGAATGCTTTTGATGTTGATTGTGACGATCCAGTCCTTTCCACAACTGGGTTTAGGGTAACTGAGTATCCTAATTTTGATGTCTACCTCGAAGATAGGGATGGCAAAATTGTCCTATATAGACTAGATAGCGTAACTGGTGAAAAGGTTGTTCTTGACAGCGAAGTTGGCGATATTGATTATTCAAAAGGTGAACTAAGAATTTATAATTTAACTATCATCAAAGGTAGTTTCTTTGATAATCGCATTTCGGTTAGAGTAAAACCACTTTCTAATGACATTAAGGCACTCCGCGAGGTTTATCTTGATGTTGATGTTGCCAATTCCTCATTCACTGCATATAAAGAGTAAGTAAATGCCTGCTGTAAAGACTAAGAGAATTTCCACTCTAATCGAATCGCAGCTTCCTCAATTCATCAGTACAGAGTATGAACTTTTCAGTAAGTTTGTACAAAAGTATTATGAAGCACAGGAAGTGCAAGGTGGCACTTTGGATGTTATCAACAACCTCCAAAAATATGCAGACATTGATTACTACGAAAAGAACATCCTCAAGCAAAATGATGTTCTAGTAACTTCTATTACTGATAGCGACACAACCATCGTTTTAGAGGATGCACAATCATTCCCAGAAAAGAATGGTTACGTCAGAATTGATAACGAAATCATTTTTTATGCTACCAGAACAGATACAGAACTACAAGAGTGCTCTAGGGGTGTTAGTGGTAACACAACTCTTGGTGATCTGTATAATTCAAGCAACTTCAGCAGTACAGAAGCAGCACCTCATAATTCTGGACAAAAAGTATATAATGTAAGCAATCTCTTTCTTTATGCGTTAGTAAAGAATTTTGAGAAGCAATATCTTGGTTCATTTCCAGAGAAATATTTAAAAGGGGAAGTAGATAAGAGAACATTAATCAAGAATATCTCTAAGTTCTACAAGGCAAAGGGAACAACCAGTTCTATTAAGTTTATCTTCAATACAATTGTTGCTCAAGATATTGACAACAAACCAGAAGTATATAAACCAAAAGATTACACATATAAGTCATCCAATGCTGATTGGATTAATGTTTATGCACTTAAGTGCAAATTAATTTCTGGTAATGCTGAAAATTTAATTGGTAAGCAAGTAGTCCAAACTGAGACATCTGAGTATGGATATGCTTCCGCAACGGTAGACAATGTTTCTTCAGATGGAACAAGGGATGGAGAACAGATTGTCAATTTGGTTCTTGCACCAGAAACTGTAAACGGCGAGTTCTTTGTTTCCACAAAAACTAAACTAGAAAAAACATTAACAGGAACTGCTACCACTGGTAACAGAATTGATGTTTTCTCAACTTTAGGTTGGGATAAAAAAGGTTCTGTTTTGATTGGCAGCGAGACAATTGACTTTGAAGAAAAAACAGCAACTCAATTTATCATTAAGAATAGACAACCATCTGGTGCTGTTATTCATGCATCAGGAACTTCTGTATATAAACCAGTAACAATTTCTGGATCTGGTGTTACTCTTATCATTCTTGGTGTTGTATATAATCTCACACCCGAAGATGCTCAACCATATTCCAGTGTTGGCGATACAATTCAAGTTTCTGAACCTGGATTTATAACTGCTGATCCAAAAATTGTTTTTAGTGGAACCAATCAAACTCGTTGGTTGTTGAGCACTGGAGCATCTGTAAATGTTCCAACTTTGCCCTCTGTAGCAGCATCTCTAAATGAAGTTCCTACAAATGTTACTTCTATTCATGAAGATGATCAATATTACTATGTTACCTCATCTAGTTTCCCATCACATAAGATTTTAGACGGTTCTACTGTTAATGAGCAAGTTCTAGATCAAAAAATCTTGCGCTTAATTAGAAAGAGAGCAACAACATCTACTGAAAGATATCAAACACCTAAAGGAGATACTGGTATTCTCCTCAACGGTGTTCGTACTTATAGTTATAGAGATACCGATAGCGTAAGATTTGGTAGACTAGAAGAAATTAAAGTTGACATTCAAGGTAGAGGTTATGTAAAACCTCCATTTGTTTTAGTCGATGAAGTTCCAAATAAGGCAAGAGCAGTTCTTGCTGGTCAAGTAGTTGAGAGAGTTATTGTTGATACTAATGATATTTTCCCAACAACCCCAGAGATTACAATTACTTCTGGAAGAAGAGCAGAAGTTCGTGCTATTGTAACTGGAGGAAAAGTTACAAGTTTAGTTATCGACAATCCTGGTGAATATTATTCTTCCCCACCTATTGTAAGAATTAGGGATAATGCTGGCAGAGGAAGATTTGCTAACTACGAGGCAATTGTTGATGGCGATGGAAAAATCACAGGGTTTGAAAAAATTGATGAGGGTAACTTCTACAATCAGCAAACTGTAATTGTAGACATTATTCCTGTTGGAGAAGGCGCTACTGGCATTCCCCTCCTTAAAGAATGGAATTTTAATAGATTTGAAAAATTAAAGAATAATCTTGATACAGAAAATGGTTACATTTTCCAAAATTATAACAATGCATTAGAATATGGATATGGTTATGTTGCCAATCCAAAAGCTTTGCGTGTTGCTTTAAATGATAACTTGAATAGTGCTGGAACAGAACCAGCAAATAAAGTTCACTCTCCTATTATTGGTTTTGCTTATGATGGCAATCCAATCTATGGACCTTTTGCACATCAAAATCCACTAGATCCACAATCTCCTATTGTTAGAATGACATCTGGTTATTCTATCAAAAATTCTCGTTCTGGTGGTCCTTCTGTCAATACGTACGCACTTGGATCTTTTATCGATGACTATGAGTATACTCATCGCAACGGATCACTAGACGAAAACAATGGAAGATTTTGCATTACCCCAGAATTTCCAGAAGGAATTTATGCTTATTTCCTTACTATTGATAGCAATCAAGTACCGCAGTTCCCTTATATCATAGGTGCTAATTTCTATTCTCTCCCAGTAGACAGCAATTATAATTCTGACATCAATCAGAATGATATTCCAAAGAATGCAAAGAGATACTATGTTCCTGGCATGTCTAGGAATGGAGAGGGTTTAATTGCGAGCATTTCTGATGTTTCATCGGGAACCATTGATAATATTGATACTGTTAGATCATCTTCCAACTTCTCTGTAAATTCAAAGGTATATTTTGACAATCAGGGTACTGAAGGTTCAGAGGCAGAAGCAAATGTTGCTTCTGTTAAAGGTAAGTCTGTTAATTATCTACAAAGCAAAGAAACAAAAGTAGTAAAACTTACAACAATTCAAACAGCATTCTTATTTGCTGATGATACACTAAGACAACCATCTTCTGGTGCGTCTGGCAAAATTGTTGGAACTGTAGCAAGTGACAATGTAATCGTTCTCAAGGAAGTTGTTGGAACTTTTGATACCACAGGCACATTCTCTGCTGATATCAAGACGTTCTCAATCTTGGTAGATCAAGATAGTTCATATACAGAAGGTGCTACACTAAGTTTAACAGATGGTGTCAACACACCAATTGCTACCGCAGAGGTATTAGAAAGCACAAATCGCCAAAATGTTGTTAAAATTAAAGTTCTTACAGGAACTTGGATTGTAGATGAGGATTACTTTATTCAGTCTAGCAATCTATTCAACACCATTGGATCCAGAATTGTAACTCTAACTTCACTCAGCGACAACTTAGAACCATTTGAAGTCAATCAGAGTGTTGCTCTAGTTGAAACTGATGTTGCACATGGTCTTGGTATTGGTGACAAAGTAACTATTGATATCAATCCAGACGATGCAACAAAAACAAAAACATATTACTTGAGAAAGAGATTATATCAAGAAGCAACTCTTATTGCACCCAAAGTTAATACTAGTATTAATGATACTGGCATTGGTAGATTCCAAATCTTAAATGGTGGTGCAGACTATGCTCCTGGAACATATAATAATGTTCCTCTGACTGGAGGATCTGGAACTGGTGCTACAGCAAGTATTACAGTTTCCGATTCGGGAGTTGTTTCCAATGTTCAAATCCAAATTAAAGGATCAAATTATAGAAAAGCAGATTATCTTGGTGTTGATGACGAAAGTTTAGAAAGATCACTAGCATCGTTAAGCACTATGCGTTTGGTCATTTATGTTGACCATGTAGGTTTTGCAGCGGGATCTACTCAGTTAATCGTTGATGATGCAACCAATTATGCTGAAGGAGATCTCATTT